CTTTATTGCTTTATACCAACCTTTCTTGTTATCGTATCCTTCAATTTTGTAAAACGTGTTATCCGGAAATACATTATATGGTTCAATGTTAGATGCAATTGCAGCGCATCCTTTGGCACTTGCCTCAATTAACTTCAATGGTGACTTGCAATTGTTAAACATATTATTTCTAAGTGGTATCAATGCCACATCAATGTAATCATATATTTGTCCGTAGTGATTGTGGTCTGTTCCTGTTATTCTTAAATATCTTTCACCACTTCTGCCTCTCGATGCCATGACATTTTCAATACTTCGATATTCATCGTTATCGTTCCAACCACCTAAGCAAATATTGTATTTATCCAACTGCCTATCTGAATAAAGATAATTAATCGAATCTTCCATCAATTCAATGTCTTGTTTGTGCCATACACCACCAACCCATCCAAACCTTACAGTTTCTGATTGAGTCTTTTTTGTAGTCCATTGCTCCTGCTTCATATCGATACAGTTTGGAAGCATGGTCACATTTCGGTTAAACGGTCTGATAATCTTTGCAAAGAACTTAGTCGTAGTAGTAACCAAATCAACTGCCTCAATAGCTTCAACTGTATTTATCTCAAAGAATGGTGGTCGATATTTATACATGCCATGATCACTTGGTAAGTTCCAGTAATCATCAATGTCAAGTATTACTTTGCATCCATTCCTATGACATCGCCTTACAACCTCAGCACTATTTCTAGTCATTGAGATTGCTCGTAAGAAAATAACTATCTGCTGCTCCTTTAGTTTTTCATCGGGATATATATCAAAGTTCTTTGTTGAAGTTACATTGATAGCATTGCCACCAGTTACATCATCCAAAACAATATGCGGACTTATCTGCCTGTGGTATTGAAGTCCTGTATTATCGGTTATTACTAGAAGTATATTCATCTATTTGTTTTAAAAGTTCTCGTTTAAATTCTTGAAGTGTTTCTGATACATTGCGTAAAGGTATCTTGGTTGACTTAGCGACTGCCCGGTAATTGCCCTCTTCCAAATATATCTTGAATAGTTTCTTTTTGTAATCATCGCGGAATGTGTCTTTTTCTGATGGTTCCAGCAACAAATAAAGTTTATCACTTGGAAGCAACTCATATTTAAAGTTAACAGTAGCCGATGCAGTAAACTGATTAAACTTGCCTCCATCGATTCGGTTAAAGTTATATCCATATTTCTTGGCAGTCTTATATTCATTGATTGTCCGGTGAGCAAATGCAAAGAAGTAGTGAAACAAGTCATTGATTTGTGTAAGGTCATCTCCTTTTTCAATTATTCTTATTACTATTTCTGAATGTAAATCTTCTGCATAATCTTTACCGTACTTAGTGCAGATGCTTCTTGTAAGATTCCGAAATTTATTATCCGCATAAAGTCGGCTAACAATTGATTCATTCACCGCACGAATAATTAATTTAATGGTTTATTCTTTCTCCACTTTTCAATTGTTCTTACCTCAGCAGTTAATAAACTTCTGATGCTTTGGATTCTTGATTTGATTAACTTAGGACATGCACCATCTTTTACCATTATCTTCATGTGCTTATCTTCAGGCATGTTTAGTAATCTAATTAGATTCTTTTGATAATGATCAATACAATCTAACTCTTGTGTTGTTGCTTCGTGTTTCATTTGTTTGTTATTGTGATTGTCTTTGCTTGTGCTTGTAGCTTATCTTTATTTTTCCAATTGTCGTAACATATAGCAGCAGCCTGTTCTTTGTCTTTTCCTTCACCAACTAAAAAGGCTATGCACTCGCTAACATATTCATTTTCAGTTTGATTGGCTTTAGGTTTAGGTATCGGCATCTTTTCCTTTTTTATAAATGTTTGTTTTGGCTATATTGCAAACTTAAACAAAAAAATAAAATATGCAAAAAAATAATTTTTTTAAATGTTTTGTAGATAAAAATATTTTATTACATTTGCATCCGACAACCTGATGAAACACATTAAAAATATTACCAGTCCAACATTGCCAAATGCAGTTTTTAATAAACTTCTGCAGTCGGGTTGTCCTTTGTTGGCTGGTTTTATTTATTTATGATTTACAAAAACTTTGATGAAGCAATTGATGAATGTATCAATGTTTCGAAATCGTGGAAGATAACCACGTATTTAGTTTACGATTTTCATTTAGAAAATTGGATTTGTGGTATACTTAAACCGCCAATGAGTAAAAGGTTTAGGATTTATAATACATATAAGCCATGAAAGACCCAGCAGTTTTATTTTACACTTCAGATTTTCTAAGTGGCACATTTACAATGAGTAATGAACACGTTGGTATGTATATTAGATTGCTTTGCATTCAACATCAAAAAGGTAAGTTAACTGAAAAGGATATGCTGAGCATATGCAAAACATATGTTGATGATGTGTATTGTAAGTTTAAAAGCGAAGATGGGTATTTTTTTAATGAAAGAATGTTTAATGAATCAATTAGACGCTCAAAATACACAGAAAGTCGCAGAAAGAATGCATATGCAAAGCATATGAAGGAGCATATGGGTAACCATATGGGAACTGAAACTGAAACTGAAACTATAAATGATAATGTAATTAATAAAAAGAATAAAGTATCAAAAAATTTAAAACCAACTTTGGAAGAAGTTAGGCAGTATTGCGCTGAAAGAAATCGTGGTATTGATGCCGAAAAGTTTTTTAACTATTACGAATCTAATGGTTGGAAAGTAGGCAAGAACTCAATGAAGAACTGGAAAGCTGCGGTGCATACTTGGGAAAAAAACAATGTTCAACCAACTAAATCAAAACTTGTGTTATGACATTTTCAGAATACGGAATAACAATACCAGCGCATAAGCATAGTGGCGAGATAACAACTATTTGTCCAAAGTGTTCATCTGAACGTAAGAAAAAGAATATCAAGTGCTTAAGCGTAAATTTAGACAAATCAGTTTGGCATTGTCATCATTGCGGTTGGAACGGATTCTTAAAGTCAGAACCAATTGAAAAGAAAGTTTACGTTAAGCCTGAGTGGAAGAACAAAACTGATTTGAGCAATCAAGTTGTTAAATGGTTTGAGGGCAGAGGAATAAGTCAAGAAACTTTAAAGTTTTGGAAGATTAGTGAAGGTTTAGAATTTATGCCGCAAATTGGCAAAGAAATTAACACGATTCAATTCAATTATTTCAATGACCAAAACGAACTGATAAATGTTAAATATCGTGATGGTGCAAAGAATTTCAAACTTCACAAGGGTTCACAACTTATATTTTATGGTTTAAACGCATTTAAAAGCGATTTAAGAGCGTTTCTATGTGAGGGTGAAGTTGACCTACTATCTTTATACCAAAGTGGTTATAAAAACGTTTTAAGCGTTCCAAACGGAGCGAACCTAAAAAACAATAATTTGGAATATTTGGATGAGGTTGCTGATAAGTTTATGAACGTACCTGAATTTTACCTTTGCTTTGATAACGATAATGCAGGAAGAAGATTACGTGATGAAATAGCTGAAAGACTTGGTAAAGAACGATGCAAGTACATTGAGTTCAAAGATTGTAAGGATGCTAATGAATGTCTGCAAAAGTATGGCATTCAAGGTATTATTGAATCAGTAAGTCAACCAAAAGAGTTTCCACTTGAAGGATTATTTACAGTTAAAGATATTGAAAACGAAATCGATGATATTTACATCAATGGTCTTGAACCTGGATTAAAGATAGGGCATCCAAACTTTGATAATCATTTAACTTTTGTACCCGGATATATTACAACCATTACTGGCATACCTGGACATGGTAAATCTGACTTTTTAGATGAAATAATTTTAAGACTACATTTTAAACATGGATGGCGCAATGCTTATTATTCCCCTGAGAATAAACCAACTGAATTGCATTTTAGTAAACTTGCTCGTAAAGTGGTAGGTAAATCATTTGAGGGCAAAGATAAAATGAGTATGCAAGAATTAAGGCAAGTAAAAGAAGCATTGAATAATAAAGTTTGGTTTGTAAAGCCTGAAAAAGATTTTACTTTGGATTCAATACTTAATCACGTAAAAAGTTTAAAGTTTAGATTTGGTTTGGATAGTTTCGTAATTGATGCATGGAATAAATTAGAACATAAATATGGGCAAAGTGAAACGAAGTACATTGGTGAAAGCATGGATAAACTTGGAATGTTCTGCGAAAATTATAAGTTGCATTGTTTTTTAGTAGCGCATCCAACAAAGATTATGAAAGATAAACAAACTGGTAAGTATGAAGTTCCAAACCTTTATAACATTTCGGGTTCTGCAAACTTCTTTAATAAAACAGATAATGGATTAACAGTTTATCGTGATTTTATTGATAATCTTACAACTGTTCACATACAAAAAGTTAAATTTAACCATTGGGGAAAAGTCGGTTATTCCGATTTTCTTTATCATAATGCAAGTGGAAGATATTATGAGAATGCAGGATATGGTTACAATGCTGATTCATGGATTCAATATCAGCAAAGTGAATTAATAGTTAGTGGCAATCCTTTTGAAAACGATAACGATTTACCTTTTTAAATATGACAGCAAATGAATTAACAAAAAGCATTATAAAGTTTATTGAATTAAACGGAAATCATGCAGAGAATATAAATGTAATTTCAAGAATGATAAATGGAAGATATGTAAAAACAAATATGACAAAAGGAACTTCAGACATTCATTCAGTCATAAAAGGAAAAGCAGTTATGATTGAAGTTAAGATTGGTAAAGATAGACAATCAGTTTATCAGAAAGCTTATCAAAAATCAATTGAAAAAGCCGGTGGGATATATTACATAGCCAAAGACTTCGATAGCTTTTATGAATGGTATAACTTAAATTTTAAATAATATGCCACACTTAGACCAATATATAAAGGAGCAAATCCTTAGAGAGATTCCAGCATCAAGCAACGAAACATTATCGGTATGGGCGAAAGTATATGCCTATGATTCTGAGATTCGTGAAGCTATTATAAAAGAATATTACATTAGGCAGATAGCGTAAAATAATTGCTTTGATTTTCAAATAGTTACGTTAAATCTTAAAAATTTAACATTTTAAATTTGCTTTGCGTGTGTAAAAGTGTGTATATTTGCGTATCAATTAAAAAACAAAACAATGACAGCAATTATTAAATTAAATCAAAAAATTTCAAAGTTACCAAATTGGAACAATGATGTTTATTCTTATGAATTAGAATTTCATAAAAAATTTAATCTATTTACTGTAAATGAATACAGAAATAATAAATTCATTAACAGTTATGAAAGAAAAAATAGAAAAGAAGCAAGAAATTTAATTTTAAAATTTTTAAATTCTGGTCAAACTGGTATTAATATTTAAATCAAACGAGGGGTGCGGCTCAGTAACGCACATTAAAAAAACAACACAAAATGAGAACGTTTAAAAAGTACAAACAAAATCTTAGAATTGTAACAACTTCAGAAGGTGATTACATTCAAAGTTATTCAACCAACGTTGCTAAAATTGATTATGCAACAAAAACTGCAAAGATTTTAGGCTGGTGGTCAATGACTACATCTAAACATATTAATTATGCTTCATCGCAATTAGGATTAACAACAATAAAATAAAAAACACAATGAAAACAGTAAATTTTAAACAAACAGGTTACGGTCAATGGAAAGCTATAACCACTTATTATGGTAAAGAAATTTCAATTCACTTTACTGATTCGCCAACGATTGACTTAATTAATTCTCAAGAAAGAGGCTGGAAATCAGTTCAAAAACTTGTAAGATTTAGAATAATTGAATCAAACAAATAAATAACAACACAATGAACACAACAACAGAACAAAAACTAATGCTTAATTCAGTATTAAGCGAGTTACTAATTAGAAAGGCTCTTGTCGAAGTATTCGACAAAGAAAGAGCGGAAATGATTGAAGAGGAAATTTACAAACTTAAACAATTACTAAATGAAAAAACAAATAAAACGGAACGAGGTCAGGGTATCGGACATACCGGAAACATTATTCGTGAAGCTTAAAAAAGATGCTCGAAATAATGAACGCTCACAGTGTAAGCAAATAATTTACATTTTAAAACAATATTATGGAGAATACATGGTATGAAAACCACATGATGTTTGATGCAAGAGGCAATTACTCAGCATCTGACGATTACGCGCATGATTACAATGAGGATATTTATATTCAATGCTGTAAGTGTTTAGACTACGCCCACCCGGCAAAAGGTCAACATGATAATAAAAATAATTTCATTTGCGAGGAATGTATTGAGTTATTAGACCAAGAATATCAACAAAACAAAAACAAATAACATGGAAATACTTGAAAAAACATTGGAACAAATGCCAATTAACTTTAACAGCAATCAATTTGCTCATCAAGCGAGAAAAAACGGATTTTCTCAATACCAAATAAATAGTGGATTAATGTTAACTTTTTTACATAAACATTGCAAACAAGGATTAACAAGAAGGCAATGGGTAAAGAAAAATTCTAATTCACTTGAATTAAATGAGGCTATTAAAGTAATTAAAGCTAATGGTTATAAAGTAATGAAACAAAAAATTGAATGGATTGAATTATAAATTTAAAAACAACACATAATGTCAACAACACAACTAACAACAAAAAACTTCTTCCAACGTGAAGATGTAAAAGCCAAGTTCAATGAATTACTTGGTACACGTACAAACCAATTTTTGACTTCGCTTTTATCGATAGTCAATAATAACAGCTACCTAAAGAATGCAAGTCCTGAAAGTGTTTATTCAGCTGCTATGATGGCTGCGGCTTTGGATTTGCCAATTAATCCAAACTTAGGTTTTGCTTACATTATACCTTACGGTCAACAAGCGCAGTTTCAGGTATCATATCGTGGATTAATACAACTTTGTTTAAGAAGTGGACAGTTCAAAACAATATCAGTTACTCCAGTTTACGAAGGTCAGCTAATTGAAAATAACCCATTAACTGGTTATAAATTTGATTTTAATGTTAAGACTTCAGATAAGGTTATTGGTTATTGTTCTTACTTTAATTTGATAAATGGTTTTGAGAAATCTTTATACATGACAGTTGATGAAATAACAGCGCATGGTAAAAAGTATAGTAAAACATTCGGAAACGGTGTTTGGAAAACTGACTATAATGCAATGGCTCAGAAAACCTGTCTTAAATTACTTTTAAGTAAATACGCTCCAATGAGTATTGAAATGCAGAAGGCTGTTATAGCTGACCAATCAGTTATTAAAGACGTTGATACAATGGAAGTTGATTATGTTGATGCCGGGCAAGATGTATCTATTAAGATTGAGGAGGTAACGCAAAATGCGACAGCAAGAATTGATAAACTTAAAAACAAAACAAATGAGTAATATAGAACCTTATATATATCCCGAAGGCAAATGGATGCAAATGAGGGCTGGTTCTTTTACCAGTTCTCAAATCGGGAAACTCTTTACTTCGCCAAAAACCAAACTTGCAAAGGATAATGGCGAACTATCAGAAACTGCAAAAAGTTACATTTTTGATAAAGCCGCTGAGTTACTTACTGGAACTATTCGCAACACATACACAACTCCTGAGATGCAATGGGGATTAGACCAAGAGCCTTATGCAATTGAAATGATAAAAGAAACTTATCCGAACATAGAATATTACGGTACTGAAAACCCAAAGTTTTTTTCTTACTCAGACTTTAGTGGTGGCAGTCCGGATGCTGTTTGTGATAACATTGTGTTTGAAATCAAATGTCCGAATCCTCGTACACATATAGAATATTTACTTTGCGAAGGTGATTTGCAATCTATGAACAAAGATTATTGGTTTCAGATTCAAATGAATATAGCGTGTGTTGCAAAAGATAAAGGCATTAACCCAATGGATATGACTGGTATGTTTGTTTCTTATTGTCCTTTAATGATTGAGCCTAAACTTAGAATCTGTAAGTTTAAAGTTGAACCAAATGAATCATTCCAAGAGTTGCTACCATTTACCATTAAACAAGCTGAAGCATATTTAAGAACCATTATAGATAAATTTGAGTTATGAAAGCCACACTACAATTTGATTTAAACAAGCCTGAGGATAGATTTGATTTTGAACTGATTTCTAAAACTTCCAAAATGGCTACGGTGCTTTGGGAGATGGGAACTAACTGTAAAAAATCAATTGAATATGAATTAGACAAAAAAAAATACAACAAATACGAAGCAATGGATATTGTTTTCAAAAAGTTCTACGAGTTATGCCAAGAATATAATATTAACTTTGATGAACTATGTCAATGATAACAATTCAAGGATTCTTTTTGGGTTTCATTGTTGGAGCAATGGTTATGGCAGCAGGTCTATTACTAATTTTAAAACATTTAAAATGAAAGATTTTTTCTTTACTTTAGGTTTAGGTTTTGCAATAGGTTACATTTGCTGCCTATACCTTTACATAATAACACGTGATGAAAACGAATAACGGACTAATTGCAATGGCATATAACCAGTTTTGGGATAACTTTAACTGGGATTTATACCAACGAATAATATTAATTAAACTAAAATATGACAGATAAAATTAAACAGGCATTCGCCAAAAAAAACTACAAATGGGATGACAATTTCAATATAGTTGGAATCCGTAATTGTTCGCCAAACGTGTACAATAAAATAACCAATGTATTTGATGACATATTAACATTGAGTTACAAAGATGCCGCTGGTGTTTGGCAGTACAAAGAATGGAAGGCTACAACTGAAGCTGGGAAAAAAGGCGCAGAGAAGCACAGAAACCCAAAAGGATTAGCTATACTTATGCCGGGTCAATATAACAACACCTATATTATTGATAAGCATCAGGGCAAATATGATGCATTATGTCAGCGTATGCGAACAGTATCTGTTTGGAGGGATAACAACAAAGATTTAAAAATCGACCGTCAAACAACTGATATTGGAATGTTTGGTATCAACATTCATAAAGCTGGAATAGATTCTACATGGGTAGAAAATTGGTCTGAAGGATGCCAAGTGTTTAAAAGAGTAAAAGATTTCGATGAATTTATGGCACTATGCAAAGCATATCGAAAAGAACATGGAAATCTATTTAGCTATACTTTGCTTGAGTCAACGGATATGTAATGTATAAAATATAATTCATTAAACATCGGTTCTCGTATTTGCGTATTTGCGTATAATTTAAATAAATATTGATATGAAAAACGAAATTGAACAACAGATTTTTGAAAAGATGAAAGCTAAATATTTTGGCGAAAGTATGTGTAATGAAACTAAACTGAATGTTCTTAGATGGACAATGCAGCAATTACGCAAACACGATGTTATAGGAAGTTTGCCTTGTGAACATATGTATAGTAGAACGATGAACCAACCTTACCCCAGAAAGTGTGTTAAATGCGGAGAAGTTGAAAATGCAAATTTACTATAACGGCAAAATATTGGCGAAGGGCGGGAAAAATAGCACTACTGATGAGTTATGTAGGAATGTTGCCAAAAGTGCAAATGCTCATTCTAATTACCGTCAGACCGCCTTTTGCCAATATATTGTTAGCTGCCGTTTTTCGTCAGTTTATAATTTGACAAATTGATTAAAAAAATAAACTTATAACTTGACAAAATGAAAATAAGTACAATAGATAAAAACAACTGGTACACAATGGATATTGAAAAATGCGAATGGAGTAGCGACCATATTTCAG